ATGTTCTCACTTCCTACTTTGCCAACCGACAGTCTATATAAATTTATATTTATCGGGGGTCTTATTTTACTCATATTTTCCGCTTATCTCGATCAGAATCAATTAGACAGTAGCACCAAAGAGAATTTTAATATGGATTCGTTGCAGATAGTTAAGAATTCATATGCTCAAATGGATTCTCTAAATAATCTGAATGATGATAAACGTCTTAAATATCTAGGTGAAGCCTACAAATCTACCAGTGTTCAATATGCTGATATGATTAAGAAAAAAAGTAGTGTAGCAGAAATTGGTATTATTAAAGAAATGAATGATAGGTATAGCAGGGAAATGAATCAAATAATTCTCAAACACGATAGTTTAACGAAGGATTATCATAGGACATACATTGAATTCCAACTGCGCCAATCAAGATATGAGATGAATGAGAAATTAAGTAAATCCCATCACAGTACATCCAATATGTGTTTCTATTCTGGCGTTATAATGTTCCTCTTAGGTGGTTTTTTATGGTGTTACAGAATTCAAATACCACAGGATGAAATTCAAAAAATCCAACTTGATCTTGCAAAATTGGAGTTACAAAGACAAAATGCTATTCCAGTTACAAGTCCGCCCGCAACATCTCAATCTACGACATCTCAATCAGCAACAGCAACTACTGTCACAACTGTAACTATACCTTAGTACTACTTTAGTAATAAATACGCTCCTACTGCCACACCTAATCCGATACTGATTTTTAAACCAGTACGTTTTTTCGGCTGAATTTGGAAACTGGTTAAACCACTGTTAATAGTATAGGGATTTTTATTGACCACATCAACGACTAAGGTTTTACCTTTCAAAAAGCCATTAGATTTGTATTTTGTAACAATATCAAAATCGTTTATCACTTTCAATCCTAATTTGAGACTATCATTTACAACCTCAACGTCAGCAGAATAATATGGATTACTAATAGTAGTGTTTACATGGCGTACGCCATGTACAATGAATACAGTATCTACTTTCACTACCGTGTCAATTTTCGTTACCGTTTTCAACTGCGTATAGGATTGAATATTCTTTGTGTTTTTTATGACATTGTAAGCCTCTGTGTTGGTCTGTTTTGTTGCTCCCAACACTTGATCTTTGGTTCCAACAAAAACCGTTTTAACAGCTCCGTTTAAGCCTGCTTTTGTACGGTATAAAGTGACCGTATCAGTCAACGCTATGATCTGACTATCCTTATATATAACTTCAGTATACTTATTGTAATACAGGTATCCAAGGCTTATTGATGCCATCACAGCTAGAAATAGTAATATATAAAAGTTACGTTTATATTTATTTTCCATCGGTTTTTTGTTTAAAAATTGCACTGATTTTATCCTTCAAAGTTTCCCAGATATCAGTCTTCGTTATGGTGCTGATGTTCTCGAGATTTGATTTCAATTCGATCAGGGTTATATAGTATCCTACTGCGTGCGTTAGCAATAATGCTGTAGAGCTAAATAGGGTTACATCTACCTGAAAAGCTAATATTAGAGCAATGCTGTAAAAGACAAATTTGGATAATGTTAAGGTTAATTTTGACGCTGTAATAGGTTGTTTAGCCTGTATAGCCTTAGTTAAGCCCGTGATTAAATCAAAGAATAATAGCAGGTAGATTGTTATCAGATTTAAATGCAGTGGTGTTAAATACAGATAAATAAACCCTGCCATTTTGGTGAAATAATCTGGCAGTGATTTGAAGAAATTGGTGATTAGTTGATACATCTGATTACAATAGACCATTATGAAATACTTTAGCATAATCAGCAATCAAACTAGCTTTATCCAATCCATTTATAATTTTACGGGCATTGATCCAATCAGTAGTTTTCTCATTAAAATAGTTGGAAAGTGCTTTGCCCGTGAAAAAACCTTTAATCATTCCTTTGATCATAATTTGGGCTGATATTGTTGGATCTAATGCTAAATCTGGATGGTTTAAAAGGTCGACTTTCAGTAGTTTGCCCATAGCATCATAATTTTCAAACCAAGTCAACTGCACCAGTCCCCTACCGTAAAATATTTGATCAGGTACTGTATATGCTTTACGGCTCATTTTTAATTTTTTGCCGTAATCATATCCTTTGCCCCTACCGTATTCAGGTATTGGTTGCATTGTTTTGGCTGTTTCGTGGAAACACGTAGCAAGCATATAAGCTATATAGCGTAGATCTATAATACCTGCTTCTGTAATGGCTGATAAAATGTGATTGATTCCGTCTACTTGTGACTGGCTGAATTTATTGGAAAATAGAGGTTTAATGTGAGCGAAAAACGATGCAGAATCCATAAGTGATTTATGGATATATATTAGATCGGCAAAGTGGATTATAAGAGCGGGTACATGTACCCGCCTATATTAAAGCTCAATCCCAAACTCATCTTGAAAACCATCAGCAAACGGTTCTACCACAATTCCAACAGGTAAAATACAATCGTTGGCAACACGGAATTGATCAAAACTCACCACAAATACACAGCCTGCAAGTCTATCTACATTACCCTTCCATTTTTGAACTGATGTTGTCTCACTTATTTCATATTCGACATCATATTGATTCCCAAAATATGTTATCACATCATCGGCAATAAGGTTTGAATCACTATATATAGCATATTCACTTCTCTTTAAATTAGGATCGAATAAGTCTCCAATAGTAATCTCAAATTGGTCATTAATATTGCTTGCAGATATATTTTGTCTCACATATTCAATGTTGCAGACAGGATAAATAATGTTGCTTACAGCATTGAAATCGTAGTTATCTCCAACTAATACCGTATTGATTTGCCCGTGATTTTCAAAGAAATCAGTAAGCATTTTGATGTATTGATTAACAGTAATCATTAGTATATCCTCCTTCTATAATAACCAGTCTTATATACGCTGTTGCGATATTCAGTCTCATAGTCAAATGAATTATCTGACATACTGATACCAGTAAAATTAAAACTAGTATCATTGCTAGCACTGCAAGTAACGGTTGTTTCATCATTATCATCAGTACTCATATAATCAATTAACCTAGCTTTGTAGCTATCCAATTTTGATGTATAAGTGCTACGTAGTGCGCTAATATCATCTCGATTTCCACTTTGAGCGTTACTATCAGTTAACTTCTGGATACCACTGTTTGTAACTTTATAGTGAAGTTCATTGAAAGAGTAAACCAGTGTTCCATAACTTAAATACGGTCTGATTTTACGCATTAATGCCTGATCATCATCAGATAAAATGTGATTGGAAACAGTTTTTAATTTTACTAATTCGTCACTTAATCTTTTGTAAAGTGTTTCTCCAAGTAAAGGTTCTACTTCCAATTCTTGGAACTCCAAAATTGCCCTAGACAATATTTTTTCATCAACATTATCCTGTATGATGCTATTATCTTTTAATTCTTTGACATTTATAAATGTTATCTGTTTCATCTTAATTTTCCTTTTTTATTACTCTCACCATATTCCAAAAATGTCTACATTGATTCTCTGATTTTTGAGTGGCTGAATTAAAAAACCAGCCTCCACAGTGCTCAAACACAGAATACCCAAATATTGAACTCATATCTTGAATTTCAGATCTGCTATACAGCCTATCATTCTCAATTAATTTGATGCAAAATCCACGGGATGTGTCAATAATTGGTTTACCAAATCCTGCACGTACTTTATACTCATAGAGTACTTGCACCTCATTCTTTTTAACGGTAGCATCATCTGTTTTAGGAGCCACTTTTATCTTTCCGTCCACGATTGTTGACTTCAATACTTTAGCATCAGATAGAGCTTTAATTCTACTTTCCAGATCATCAGTTGTACTAGATATTCCTAATTCTTTTTTGATATCAGCTTTAATTACCGATAATGTTTTTCCTTCGTTTTTATCTTCATTTTGGATCAGATAATTTTCAATATCCTTATCATCATCAAATAGTATTAGATCCTGTTTTGAATGAATATGGAAATCGGATTTAGTAATAATTGTGAAATTATCTTTGGAGATTCCCAAATCTTTTACCAATTCAAAATCCTGTTCCTTCAACATCCTACCTTTGCTGTAATCAGTTGAATCTACATTACTAAATTGTGCAGGTGATCCCGTTGGAGTTGAAAGTGAAAATGTAGGTACAGCGGTTGCGGTAACTAATTTATTACCTTCTCCATTAGCAAGAATTGGAAGGCTATCTACCGCCCGTAATTCGTCTATTGTCATTACCTTTTCTTTGGTAGCATCCGATAATTCAGGTGTAAAGAAAGTACCTTGATCTTTGAATTCGATTTCAGGAAATCCATTATCCATTAATAACTTGTTCAAACCAGATTCTATAACGTTTCTTGCATCTTTTACAAATACGTTTTTAAACGTCTGAAATGCCTGTTCAATAGCATTACGATCACCTAGAGATCCTGGCGATTCAATACCGTATAATGAACGGCTAGTTGCCTGATGTACCGTTAATATAGCTTCAATGTTAGTGTTACGGACTTCTACAAGTGCTGCTGCATAATCTACCGCACCCAATTGATGTACTTGAATTCCTGCACCAGTACCACCACCCGTTGGAACCTCATTCCAGTTTAACAAAGTTCTTTTTCCGTTGGCTCCTTTGGTATTTTCATTGAATTTATCCTCTAATTTTCTAGCTTGTTCAGCCGTTGGAATACCTTTGAAGAAATCAATAATTGTATTTGGTGAAAAGCCGTCCTCAATATTATTTTTATTAAATTCTTTGATTAGGATCTCAGTGTACATTTGCAAAATACTTGCATTATAGGTTGCCATTGGATAAGTAGTATTGGCAGATGGGTTATATGCGGAATACATAAATATCTTCGATCTGGTATCAGCACTTTTGCCTCTAGTCCAACGTTGATAATCAATTAGATTCTTTCCCTTTGCCCAATCCTTACAAAACCAGAATTGCGTTAACGGTTCGTTTGCTCTTAACTGATATACAGGTAAATGATTATAACTAATTGGATCACCAAAAGCATTGTATTGAACCTCAATAATGAAAAAATTGAAGATTAAATAATCTAGTGTTATTTTTCTTACTATCTCTTCTAAAGTATCTACATCATTAAGTTTAAAATCTGCTTTTTTACCCGTTGCTTTAACTATAACACCATCACCTAAAATGTGATTCACCTTGGTTTTAGTTATCCCGTTATGTAAAGGAACTTCATTATATAATTGTAATAAAAAGTTGGGATACAGGTTATCATCACCCCATTTTACGGGTTTATTATCGGTTGTGCCTTGCTTAACTTCTAGGGGTAATGGTGTTAATGTTCTTGCAAAATTCACAACATCCATTTTAAAGTTATTTATATTATTTTCATCCATTTTTCTATTTGTTATAAACTATATATTGATCCTCTACTGGAACTACTTTTGAATCAACTATGAATAACTTTCCAACTTCAATTGCATCACCTAATAATGATTCATCTGTGATATTCCCATCAATGTTTTGTTGATATATATTGAAGGTGTAGTATCCTAATTCCAATGATTGGAACACGGTATTATCAATTAAGAATAGATCATATCTTTCAATAGAATCACTGATGTTTTCAGGTAAGAATAATCTTACATATTCCCTATCAGCATCATTCTTTAAAACCATTAAATACTTAGCATTATCAATAGTTGTTGATTCTGATAGTGTTAAAATGATATGTTGGAAATCCTTATTTTTATCTATGAGAGTCATATATGTTTTATGATATATATTAGCTATGGATTTAAAATAAAAGGCATAAAAAAACCCCTACCAGATTTGTTAGGGGTTTAAATGAAAGTTTAAAAGAAATATTAAACCAGTGAAAGGAAAGATGAAACAACAGTTGGATCTACTACCTGAAGGAATTCAGAGTCCATACCTGTTAAGGTAACCACACGTTGGTTTGCACCAGTTGCAATTGAACCTTCAGTACCACTCATTGAGAATTGCCCGTTAAGACCGAACGCTACCCAACTACCATTTTTTAATTTAGTTAGAACTGCAACGGGATTAGCTATAAGATTTTCAACTGCTGTTTTTGCTACTAATGAACCTAAGTTACCTAGTGTAAAAGTTAATGTTTTAGTGATATCATATGCACCAGTTTCAGCCATTGCATATGTTTCAGATATAGTATTTTGATTTTTAGTTGCTGAGTATTTAACGAATTTTGTTGAACCTGATTGGAAACCAATTGCAGAAATTAAACCTCCTGCTGATGTAGTATAAACTTCGGTAGATCCTGATATTGGTGCTAATGAATCAAAAGCGACTAAATATACATCATCATTCATACCTGCTACTGTATTTTTACCGCATTCTCTAGCTAATTTGGAAAGAGGATTACAAGCCATAATTATATTGTATTTATTGTATTTTAAATTGAGATAAAGAGGGAAACATGTTTCCCTCTTTATGATATTTTGTTATTATCCTACGATTGTAGCTAGACCAATTTGGTCGATATAGACAGGTACTACACCTAACGAAAAAGCACTATCGAAATAGACATTTTTAGTTTCAACTGAATAAACTTTCTCCAATGAAACGTTATCTAACTCACCACCTGCTTGTAATTGTGACATACGTACTGCTACTGCTTTACCAGTACCAATCAAACCATCTACAGGAGCTAATTGTACACCACCTGCACCTTGTAAGAATAAAGCATCTTCAGGTTTGAAGAAGTTTTTATCTGATTGTTCACCCGTATATTTTTTATACAGATCAGAACCAATAAATATTCTATAATCTGGTTTATTTGCAACTTGAATAGGCATTTTAGCGTCAAAATCTCTAAGTTGTTTAGTAATAGTAGAACCTGTTGCACCTGTAAAAGTGATTGGTGAACCTGCACCGATTTGTTTTAAAAATCCGTCCATTTGTTTCAATGTTATATCACTTTCAGTACTTCCTGTTAAGCTAGTATTACCTTGCCATACCATTTGTTCTAATGCAGCTTGAATCTTATCAGATACTTCTAAAGAGATTGAATCTAAAAACAAAGCATCAGTATAAACTTGACCTTTCAATTTTATTTTAAGTTCTTCAACTGCATAAGTTTTTTCTAATAAACGAACGCAATAATTGTAATCAACTTTTAAATCTTTAACGCTTAAAGTTGCTTGTGATAGAACTGTATCACCAATTGGATTACGGGAGCATCCGTCATTTGCTTGGATAACTACATTTGTATTTTGTAATTGAACTACCTTATTACCTTTTGCAGTTGGATCAAATGCTGAAGCGTTAATTAAGTAATCAATAGTTTGTGCACCAATTACGGCACGTGTAATAAAAGTTCTGCTAGACTGATCAGTATATGCAGGTAAATTAGTAATGTTATAAGCCATTTCTTTTGTGTGTATTTTTAATATTATTTGTTATATGAATCAGCAATACGAGCGTATTTTTCTAATTCACTTTCTTTAATTTCAATGCGGGAATCCGCTGAATTTTGAGTAGGTAATTTTGATAGTAATTCGATTTTCTTATCGATATCTTTTGCTTTTGAATTGAACTCATTTACTGCTTCAGCACTTGGTTGAATTTGTAATGCTTCAAGAATAGTTTTCATTGCATCTTCAAGTTTTGCAACTCTATCTTCCAATGCTTTATCATCAGATTTAACCTCTTCTTTTGCAGGTTCAACTACTGGTTCATCAGCTAATTTTTCTTCTTCTTTTGGGGCTTCAACAACTTCTTCTGCTTTAGCTTCATCAGCCTCTTTTACTACTTCTGAAATCTTACCATCTTTAGTAATAAATTCAGATCCATCAACTAAACTATAATTAGCATCAGGTGCAGGAATAGATCCTGTAGAACTTGAAACAGATACATCAGCTCCAACTACTAATTCAGCAATTGTAACTTCTACATCAGAATCTTTCACTTTGATAGATTCAAATTTTAAGGGTGCATTATCAGTGAAGAATTTTAAAAGACTATTTAACCTAGTTTTTATATTTTTTTCCATTTTCTTTTTTTATACTGATATATATTAGCCCTTGGAAATAATATTCATAAGCTGTTCTAATGCTTCTAATTCCTGTAGTTTTATATCGTATTCAGACAATGGTTTGTATTGTGATAATTGGAGATTTACAGTCGAATTAGTATCTAATAGTTTTAAAATTGCTTCTACGCTAAAACCGTTTATTTTACCTTCTTTAATAGACTGCCAAACGGTATCTGATAATACTTTTACTACAATTACCCAAGACCCATCAATAGCTTTTTCTAAACCTTTTGGAGCGGTCATACCTAGTACAGAATCAACTATATATGTTTGGTATACATAGCTATTAGCAGGTATAATTGAATGATTAATATTTGTATTATTGAATAATCCTTTTTTAGCAAAAATTTGGGATGCTACTCGTATTGTTTGAGCACTAAATACACCTGCATATTCGACGTTATTATCAGATACACGGTAAATTGGGACATTAGGAATCATAGCAATTCCGATCAGTTCTTTTTTCTCATCGTTTGTACTAAAATTGACTAATTTTTGATCAGTACTAAATGCTATAAAATTTGATTCAATAGCTGGATACTGAACTAAACTTATAGCGGAAACGAATGAATCATTTTCAGGATCAATTTCATATTCGATTAATGGTAGATTCTTTTTTAACATATATTTTTAGGATATATATTAGTTTCAGAATCAAAATTTTAGGCATAAAAAAACCCCTACTGTTTAAGTAGAGGTTATACATGGCGTACGCCATGTTTAATAGGTGGAGTTATCTATGATTACTTTACGTTTAGATTCATTTTTAACCAGATCTTTTTCTAGTATATATACCCGTTGATCACTTGGTTTATTTGCTGTAACAGCATTAACCACATCATCAGTACCACTGGCATTTTTGGATAGAATAGTTGAATTTATTACAGGTGCAGATAGTCCACCGCCTGCTGATCCACCACCACTAGCAGGTACTTTTACCTTCATAATGTTCTTAATTGCGGCAAATCCTGCAACACCTGTCGCTACGGCTTGCGCAATGGCATATCCAGGGATTGGGATTTTACTAAACGCTTGTAACTGCCCTGCAATGGCACTATATGTACTAATTGTAGCTGATGCAACAGCCAAAGTTTTACTTGCAACGGTGTTTTCTCCTAGTATTCCTGATGCTGTATTTAAACCTGCTGAAACGGCATCCAATGTAGCTAGTTTAGCTTCAGATTCCTTTTTACTGAATTCACTTCTTGCTTTGGTATTACTGTCTGTGATATCTGTTAGTGATTTTTCGTGATTTGCTTGTAACTCTAATAATTCAGCATTTTGTCCCGTTAATTGTTCCTTTTTAAGTTGGAATGAAGCATTTTCAGCATCCAATTTTGCTTGGTTAATGGCTAGTACTTTCTGTTTTGCAACTTCAGGAGTATCCTTCTCATTTTCCCTATTATCTACTTCAACATCAGTCAAATTAGTAGATGCTGATTTAGATTCATTATCCAATGTCTCTAGCTTAGTGATTTTAGTTACTTGTTCTACACGCGATGCATTTAATGCTAATGCTTGTTGAGGTGTAGCATTTTTCAACAGGTCATCTACAATTTTATTTATCTCATCCCTTGTTTTCTGGTAACTTGAAATAGTTTCAACTCCAACACCTTTCAGATAATCATTGATAGCATCATCATATTTAGTATTTAAACGTTGCTCTTCAATTTTCTTAGCTTCAGTTAGATTTGCAAATTGCTTATTAAAATCTTTGATAGTAGATTTTCTCTTATTTAAAGCATCAAATTCATCTTTATATTTCAGATCTAAATCAGTTTGAGCAATAGATCTTTCACTATTAGCACCCTCTGCAATTACCTTTAATGCTTCAGTATTATTTTTTTTAATTGCATCTAAATCTGCTTTTAATTTAGCTTCATTATCAGCTTTTAATTTATCTGCTATAGCTTTATCTTTTGTTGCTTTTTCTTTGGCTAATTTATCTTTTTCATCCTTAATTTTCTTTGCAGATGTCGCCTCGAATACTTCTTTTTCATTTACAATTTCCTTGTATTTTTTTAAGTCATCTTTATTTAATTCTAACTTCTTTAAATACAGATCACGTTCAATTTTGTCCGTGTTTCCACCTGATGCTTTTAATACTTTAACACGTTGTTCAAGATATTTTACATCATCTTCTAACTTAGCTTTATTTGCTTTTTTGGTATCATTTAATTCTCCAACTAGTTTACCTGATTGAAAATTGCCCGTTACATTTAATGCACTTTGAAAATCATTCAAAGCACCTTTAAAATCTCCTTTTATAAGCTTAAATAATCCCGTGAAAGGTTTGACTAAAAATTGGAAAATAGAATTCCCTACTCCAATGATTATATTTTTGGTTTTTGTGAATAGATCTCCAACACCATCAAGTGCAGGAAATAATCCCGTTACTGATTTTTTCAATTCATCCCAATTAGCTACTAAGTAAGATACCAGTGCTATTACAGCTCCAATTCCAAGGCTAAATAGTGCAATCTTCAATGCTTTAGAAGCTACTGTGGCTCCCTCAGTTGCTACTACACTTGCTTCAGTTACCACAATTTGACCTTCAGTTGCTACAGTTGTAGCTTCTAAAGCCGTTGCATTAGCTGTTGTAGCTACCGTATTTGCTACTGTTGCTGTTGTTGCTTCTGTGGTTACAACGGCTTGTGCTTCTGTGGCTGTAGTACTGGCAAATAGATTAGCAAGGAAAGGTTTTAGGACATCTTGTGCATCTCCAAACTGGTCAAGTAAACCAATAATTGAGGAAATACTATTAAGTTTTGCTATACTTGCTTCCGCTGTCTCTGATGAAACTCCCATTATCACTAAGGCACCAGACACTGCTCCAAACGCTCCTGCTGTCAATGAAGCCACTTTTGATATTGCAGTGAACTTATTTCCAGGATCGAATGCGGCTGTCGCCCTAGTTAAAGCCTGTTGCTCATCAGTTAATTGAGCAATGATAGTTAATTGATCCCGATATGCTTTAGTATTGGCTTTGCCATCCATTTGCAAGGCTAATGCTGTCTCTTTAGCCGCTTTTAATTGTGCCTTAAAACTGGCTGTACCAGATTCAATTGCACCATTCATTGTTTGAATCTGCTTGGTAACAGCCGTTACATTATCACCACCTGCTACTCCTAAATCAATACTTATTCCAACTTGCTCATTATTATTTGTTGCCATATTTATTTTAGGATAAATATTAGCAGGTTTAAGAGCATAAAAAAAGAGGCACATGTGCCTCTCTTAAGTAGTGGATATATAATAAATTCTAATTCACAATCAATTGTAATTGAAGATTGCTTGGTTCAAATCTATTGTTGTACTCTACGTTTACTATCTTATAGTAATTTCCACCCCAAGGTGTATTAATATAAACGGGAATTTTTAGATCTAAGTTTGATATATCAGTTGGAGATAACAAGAAATCCCCGTTAAATAAACTAAGATTCAAATCATTCATTTCTTCAATTTGATCTTTGTAAAATATAGTATAACCATCAGGTATTGTTTGAATATTTTGATTAGCAGTAAAATAATATTCTTTAGCTTTTCCAAAGTTTAAATCTCTAACATAAACCAATTCATTGATGTTATTATCATCCAATCTGATGTGACCAGATTGGGGATAATATCCAAATGTACCAGAACTATTAGTTGGAGTAGAATAAGGTGAAATAGACCATACGCCCTGATCATTTCTACTAACATTTCCAACTTGATATGGATCGCAATTTTTCACTCCATTATAAAACATAATTCGAATGTTAGACTTAAACGGAACTCTAGTTCCATCCGTGTTTATTGTTAGAATCTGAGGTATCAGACGGTTATTTCCATCCCATTTAACTAAAGGTGTAGCACTAAATATTAACTCAATTTTCTTCTCATCATTCGTAGCATCAGTGTTTCCAACGTTGGTTAGATCTCCCTGATTTTCTGCATATGTTTTATAATACAACGTGTTAAAATAATCCGAATCACTTTCAGATTTATATACAAATGAATACTTTTTGAAAGTATTTGCATTACCACTTAAAGTAATATCAGTACCGTAATCTAGTTTTTTAGTCCAATCTAAAGCATTGGAATGAAGTAAAGCAGGACTTGTTAACCTGTAGAAATCTGGATAGGATTCAAAATAAATATGGCGTGGATTGTCAATACTTGCATAAGTGTATATGTTAAAAAGTTGCGTCCAACTCTTGATGAAATCTTTGATTTTAACATTGCTAACGGGCATTGGTCGAATTATATCACCATTCTGTGTATTGTAAGTAATGGTACCTGTTGCAGGTGTAATCATTTTAGCATTGGTAATAATTAGATCCGTACGTTGGTTCAAATCTGCACCATCCCCTTTTAAAAATAGAACTGCTTTGAAGTATTTACCTTTTTCATATGCTCGTGACGGTATATTAAGTTTTGCCACCGTGTTCGATGTGGAATTTGGTGATAAGGTAGTGATATAAGATTCAGCAACGATAGACCAATCACTACCGTTATCTGATATCAACAATCTTGCATAAGCTTCAGTATTATTAGTACCAGTACTGTTTAAATACAGATTGAAAGTCAATAAAATATTAGATGTGAAATCACGTACTATTCTAAATCTAAAGTTAGTATCTCCATCAATTTCGTCCGTATTTTCATCCACTAGATTAATTGGATCTGTCACAGTACCAAACCTGATATTACGGGTTAGCGTACCTACACCACCTATTGAACTCCAAGGATTTTTTGTTATCGATCCATTGTTAGAAAGTGTCAATGTATTTGCGGTGGTGCTGATTGCAGGCTGTGCCTGATCATTGGCAATTATTAACCGATCCTGATCCTGAATGAATTCATCATTCCCAACTATACTAAATGTGAATCCAGATAACAGTGGTAGTGTAAATATTTTATTTAGATATTCCTTCAAATATATAGCAGGTCTATAGTTCATCATCTCCCACATATAAGAATCCTTTGGACTTGGAGACATATTATTTCCATAATTGATCATTGGGTAAACATAACCGTTACCGTATGAAAAAGGTATTGCAGATCCGTTTTTGATTATCTTAGTGTCCCAAGAATCGATTACATTTTGAAGTTCGAATTTATGAGTGAATTCAGAAAAATCTAAATCACCTAACATCATATCATCAGTAAACTTATTATAGAAAAATAAAATATTGCCCGTTATAAGACACTCATAGCTGATGTCATTGTTAGGTGATTTCACTCCCTGTAACCACTTCAAGTATCCTTTGAGTATAATTACATCATCTTCTAAAACAATGCATTCTACCTTCCTATTGAATGAAGTTTGATGAAATAATTGCTCTGAAGAATTGGAATTAACTGTACGGGATAAATTGAATAAATTACCTAGTACACGGTTGTTATTTTTCGTTGCTTTGAATTTAATATTCTTCCCAAGATTATCTTTTTTAGCGGTAATATCAGATTGATCAGCAATTGCAAATATGGTTTGCATCTCCAAATCTTCAGAATCTAATTGTGCATAATTCCCGTTAGGTTCAACAATAAAAACTTCATATTTTAAATTATTCATTTTTATGAATAAATATTAGTAGTATTGTTTTAAAAATTGAAAATTATGGAATCTAAAAAAAGAGTAGCGCAACTCATAAAAACAGAATTAGAAACATTGCAAAACATCGTTGCAACTAGAAAAAATGAAATTGAAACTGCTTATAGAGCAAGCATAAACTTGGCTGAAAAGATTAAAAAAGATGCTGAAAAAGAATATGAAGCAGAATTGGAAACTATCGAATTATTCAAAAATCAATTGAAAAGCTTTGGTGTTGCACCTGTAGTAAAACCAATAAAAAGACACCCTAGACTGGTGGTTGCTGAATCATATAATTCAAGCTTAACAGTTAGTGAAAAGATAGCTTATGCATTAGCTGAGATTGGAGATGGTAAATCTAAAGAAGATATTGCTATTGTAATTGCAGATTATGATAAAGCAGATGTCGATAAAGTTGTAAAACAAATAGGCGGTGTACTATCATCATTAAAATCCAAGGGCTTGGTAACAACTAGAAAGAACGGCAGGAAAGATCTTTATAGTCTGGTTCAGTAGTATGCATATTAGATTAGTAGTACCTTTAAGAGGTTTTGCTGTTGAAGATAATAATGATATTTTACTAGGTCAATTCACCATTACAAATAATATTGAATTGAAGAATAAAATTGTAACTGATTCACATTTTATAAGTCATTTTGGTCAAATATCAAAAAATGGGATTTTAGATAACTATATTCTTTTCTACACAGGTGAATCGTCTAAAATAGATATCATTCAAGATTGCAGAACGTTTAAAGAAGTTTCTGAAAGCATAAGTAGGTACTTAATAAATATGTGTACTACCTTATGGTTCATCGCAGATACACCAACATTCATATCTGTATCATATATTGAATTATGGGAAAACACTGGTATTGGAGAATACATTCCTGTTGATGGACAAATGCTTTTAAGTAATACATTTTTTTCTAATTCAAGAGGAGAATATCTACCAAAGTTTGTATTTACTGCTCAGCAACTTTCAGAATGGAATACAATATATAATTCAATTTTAAGAGTAGTAACAGATAAAAAAAATATTAAAAACTTAGAGTCCGTAGTACAACATACCACTGGAATAATACCTAATAAAACAAACTATATACCCTATGATCAAAATCGTATATATAGAGCAATATTGTTCTTACAACTAGTCAGAACCAAAGCAAGTGTGATTATGAAGATTACATTTCAAATTGCCATTTATGAATGCCTTTTTACATCTGGATCTTCTGAAGTTACACATCAAGTATCCGAGCGTGCATCATTATTTTTAGGCGGGACAAGTGAAGAGAAGAAAATAAATTACGCATTATTAAAGTCGGCATATGATATCCGTTCCAATTTTGTACACGGGAATAAAGTAAAGGGTGATAGAGATAGTTATTTAAAAATTGCTGTCCCTTTAGATGAATTGACTAGAAAACTACTTAATAAAGTAATTACAGATCCTACAATATTTTTATCATCCGAGAACAACACAAAGGAGTTCAATAATCATTTTTACAATTTAATATTTGTGGATGATCCAATTGAAGATAATGATTCATTATAATTTTATAGGGGACTACATGTAGTCCCGTATAGAATGCGGATATTAAAAAGTAAATCAGAACAATGATATATAAACACATCATATGGATAGTAGACTTCAAAAAAGAGGTGAACAACCGTTAACTTTATTGTACTTATTAGCGTCTTTACATAGCTATAAAGGAAGCTATCAAACACTTTTATTTGCACAGCAACTTGTAGGAGATAATATACGGAAGGCATTAAAAGATAGTGAATACAACTACAGCTTTAATCTCTACAAAGGTAACATATGGGATATGGAAAAGGGTATCATTGATGAAAGTAAATATGAAGTTCGTGATTTACAAGGTCACCTATTAAGAAATGTATTAAAACTTCCTCTTAATAAATATGCGAAATCAACTGAGGATGGTAAAGTTGATTTTGAAATATCAGATGATCAAATAGACACCCTTGTACTGGGATTATCACTAGAGAATGCACATTTTTTGCGTACCCGATTCATAAACTCTCTGTATGAAGCACTTGAAAAATATATTATAAAATTTTCATTACTCACAGGATTTAAGGATGATAAAAAATGTACTCTAAGATTAGAATTGCAACAACAGGATTGGTACATAATGCTATACCTATTAAGAAACCAAGCATCACATTTCGATGGTATGCAAACACCCGTACTATTTCGAGGCTGGATAAAGCATCTAAATAAAAAGGTATTCACTTGGAGGAATATCGAAGTAACGGAGGGAATGGATGGTCACTCCATCCGTTATGACGACAACGAGTTATTAGAACTTAGTCAAGAAATAGAAGATTATATTAATAAATGTTTAGATTCATTTGTAAAAGACAGTAGTGGTAGAATAATACCTGAATTAGCAGATGGTATTCCAATTACAAATACAGCTATTATGTTTATCTAATCAGATATCTAACATCATTTATAATTTTACTTGCTATTCTACCTGCACCTGTTGAATTGGGATGTAAATCATCAGATAAAAATGTACTTTTATTTACCGCATTCCATCCCAGTTGATTAGTGGATACAAAGTATTGATTATTCCTGATTGCACCCTCTTTTATTGCATTGGCATAGTCATTAGTTTTGAATCCTAAAGCATTTGTTTCTTTGTCAATAAATCCTGTCCTGCCAGGCGCATTTGCATATGTAGTTCCCAAGAAAATAATTTGAATAGTTGGAATTCTGGTAAGAACCTTAGTTACAAAAACATTAAATGCACCATTGATTTCATCAGTATTAACGGAATTAGCAACACCCATTGGAACATTCTGAGCCCAATCATTGATACCGCCTAAAACAAATAATATTTTAGTAGTTAATGGAATGGCGTTAACCCTAGTATCTGTCCAAAATCCTGCTGATGTATCAGCATCATTGGTTAATCCACCTGAAAATTTGGTACCACTCCTACCTAGATTTATTCCATTAAGCGATAATGCATTAGCTACCAATGGACACCATAAATATTGGGCAACAGTAGAATCACCAAGAAAGACAGTATCCAAAAATGTTATTCCAGACCTGATAATATTTTCCTCGTATACTTTAACTTTATCTGAAAGTGTGGTTATACCTTTTACATAATTATTAACGGGTACTGCCCCATATTCAATCATTAAGGTATTCATTACAACAGTCTTTACAGAGGTTCTAAAAGCAACAGCATTAGCAGGAGCGGTAGAAACGTTACCTAAACTTGATGGAGTATTTATAACACCACCAGATGCATTATACCAAGTAGTATTTCGCATTTTGGAATTGTTATCTGCTATCGACTTATCAATATGAGTATTGATAGATTGCCCTGCAACAATTGGTTTTAAGGGGATTGTATACCACTCGGCAATTGTTAAATAAGTTCCATTGGTTGAGTCTAATAATTTCCCTACTCCTGCACTGTCAGTGGGGTCTAATAGATTTGGACTAACATTAACTATTGAAGTATCATTAACACCTATTAAATCTGTTTTCTTTCTATATAATGTGTCTCCAACTGAGGCTATTTTCGCACTTGATAAATTGATATCAGGTGATAACACTAAACCAATATAAGGTTCAAAAGTAGTAGGTGCTGATGCTTGCTCTAATTGGAATGTACTTAATTTCGTATTATAAACTGTGATAACTACAGTATCAGCTAATGCAGGGGCAGTGAATCCAGTTATATCTCCATTTGAACCACCTGCCAATACAGTTCCATCTGCTTTGAAATAACAAGTAAATCTTATTCGACTGTCTGTTGTTTGGACTCCATCTGCACTACCTACATATGTAACACCTGCCGTAACTTTTATCTTCTCAGAATATACATATGGGTTATTATTATTGGTGTTTATAACACCAGTATTATCCATAAAGCCATAAGAGGTTGTAGCTTTATTAAATTTATTCTTGCCGATAACGGTATCTGCTTTGCTTAATATTGCAATCTGTAAAGCACTTATAGTAGCGGTTTGACCTGTAACAGCAACGTTAGTTGCAGTAACCCTAGTATCAACTAATTCAACAGCTGTTTTCGTTAGGGTGGCTAGATCAGTAATAGCTTTTCCAACAGTGGATGCAGGTATAGTATTTGGTAATGTTTGATTGGTGATACTTGCAGTTACACCCGTATTAAAATTTATAATATCCATTTTCTTTATGGATATATATTAGAGTTACATTGAAAATAATCCCGCTACATCACTAGTGAATTCCAATTCCAACCTGTTGTTATTAGTATTGATCCTACGGCTTACAATGTTATATGAAGTAGTTGATAATGATACAGGTAAAAATGTATTATCAGCAAGTACCACGTAAACCTTTTCAGCTGTTATTATATTACGTAACCATTGAGCTTGCTCATCATTTAAAACATCTGTTATCGCTTTATATGTACTTACATTGTTAGTATTAATAACAGTACTGGTATCATTATAAACCCCATTTGAAATATTGGAATATTGTCCTGAGGCATTCAATGCATACGGGTAATTTGTGATTGATGTTTTATTTGAATTGATTGATTCCCTTGGATTAAAAAGTGTCAAAGTATCAAACCCGCCTAATGGATTACTGAATAATGCTTGGAAAGATTTAGTTTTACATTTGCTGTCCATCATAATGAAAGATCTAATTTCAGATCGTGGTGTACCGTTAGCTGTAACAACTTGTACCGTGTAATAATTAGCACTTAGCAAATCACTGTATTCTCCAAACGGAACGGTAAACATTGATTGGAATTGATCACCGTATACGTTATTGAATCCCGTACCAAAGTATGCACTAAGTGCAGTTGGAGATATATTTACTCTTAATGCTTTACCAGTATTCATAGGTATGTTTTGAGATCCTAGTAAAACATTCCCAACCCCATAAAATTTAAAATTAACGGTATTACCAGTAGTGCTGATATTATTTAACAGATACAGGTATTCAGTGCTATCCCTGTAGATATTATTCACCAGTGGTTTACTGGTTAAGAATTTAGTTGTACTTGTTGTAGTGATAACATAATCATTAAAATTGTATGTTAATATCTGAATCCTGCTTAATTCACCTTGGAAGACATTGTAAATATCAGTGGTTAATGTGCCTGATGAGATTACATTTCCCGTAGTTTCATAATATGGGAAATCACCATTATGAAATACAGTTTCCAAAAGATATTCTGTTACCTGTAGTTTATAACTTAATATAATATCTCCAACAGGTTCAATAATATTAGTACTATTCACGATCTGATAGTCTACGTAATTCTGCAAAATAGATGATAAATCAAATACAGATCCATCCTTAAAATTTGGCAAAGCACTATATTTGAATGTGCCAATAACAGCGCCATCGGATGATAGTACATTAACTAGAAAATAAACAAAGTAATCTGGATCACTACTTTTAAGATTGAATATTGAAGGTGATTTACTAGGTGTATATAATTGGGGTGCTGATGCTATAGTGATTGCCATAATTATTTTAGGATAAATATTAGGTTTAGATACCTATTACCACAGGGCACATGTGCCCGTTATTTTAAAGGGATGTTTGATCTGGTACCATCATTATTCACAATTATCTGCTTTAAAAAATTCACTGTATAATTTGCCACGTTTGTTTTAATATCTTCAATCAATTGTGGTATTTCTTTACTATAAATCGAACGTGGTTTAAAACCTTTTTTCCAGATATTAGTACTCATACCCCAAGCCGCTCTTTCTACTAAATCATCCTCACTTAAATCTTCAAACTTACTTGGATTACCACCCATATTTTCCTCGTTCCTCAATTGTAGGTTTTTTGTTTTGATGTAATTTATAAATACGTCTACAGGCGGTCTTAAATCACGATATGTAAAAGGCGTATCGTAGTTCTTTATGAATGAGCCATTTACACCAAGATCTTGGAAAAGAAGGTGATTGGGGATTATGATATCTACCTTGTCATCTGAAACATCCAATCTTATGTCTTCAATTTCTCCAGTGACAATGAAATCTTTTGTATTATGGATATTTGTTTTAACCCTCTCAATAAAATTTGCACAGAGATTCTCTACAACATTCATTGCACCCGCTGTGTTAAATTCAGATCTGTTACTACCTAATGCATCCAAAGCATCCATCTGTGCCTGTCGTCTCGCTTGTGTGCTTGCTTGTGATCTACTTGCCATTTCTTTTCTGTTTTCTTTGTATCATCTTCACTTTATCATTTAACATATTACCAAGTGCAAGCACGTGCATTGCAGGCTGATCTATTGTACTGAAGTAATCAAGATTTAATTCTTTGCAAACGCTTATCCCAAGCTCGATCCATCCGTACAGTTGTTGATATTGTTTTTCTTCGTCTTCCAAAATGTCATCCAAGATACTAGATGGATCATCTTCATCTTCAATGTCTTCACTATTATCTTCCAGACCAAAAAACGTTGTGAACGTAGTAGTGATTTCCGTAATGATTTCGTTAACTTTCCCATCACTTGCATTACCTCAAAAATGCTTAATTGATTGATTTGTTGCGTTGTTAGATCTGTTACGATAATACTTAATATATCTTCCATATTGGAGTATGGATCTTGTACCATTTTAATTAAACTTTGGAAATCCTTAAACGTTAATGTTTCCAAATCTTTTAAATTATAAGGTGATTCAGTAATCACTATTTCAGCATCTAGAAACTTCAATCCATCCATTAATTTCAACATAGTTGGAAACGGTAATTTATCTAAATCTGATAATGGGATGTTACATAGAATGGATAACACACAGTAGGTCTGATATAATTGAAAATCTTCATCATCAACATTATCAGGCTGATCAATCATTATATTTTCTTGCAATAATAGATACGTCTTCCAATTTATATCTCTATAAGTACGTGGCATTTTATTTAATAATTCTTCTTCTTTCATACCGATAAATATTAGATGTTAGATATTGAATTAATGGGAGTTACTATGTTTCCGGTAGGAAACATGTAACGTCCTGTATTACGGCCAACCAAAACTTGATTCAAAGTTGGTTATTGTTGACTGTTTGAATTTATTAGCGAGGGCAAGCGAGATCACGCAATCATCGTGTGGTTTTCCCTCGTAATATATATATCCAGTGCTATTATAACGATATTGAAAATTGGTTAACTCTGTTGCTGTTTGTTCTGTAAATTTTAACTCGTTCCTTTCAAGACTTAAGATCAATTGTTTAATCAATTGTGGTTTAGTGGTAACATTGAATTTGAAGCCCCTTAAATTTTGAACTGTTCTTTGAAGCTGTTCAAATAAAACATCACCTGCACCTGTACTATCCATCACCTTTTGGATATCAGGTGGCAATGATGCTATCACTTTCATTGTACTATCGTGATCCTTTTGGAAACGCATATGCAGGCACATTCTGCCGTCTTCATCTATACCCGTAATACTTGACCAATCTACCGTCTTAGCAACATCAATCCCTATTATTACGGGACGTTTAGTTGATAGGGCTGATATAGTATTACGTGTTATTACATCCGCTTCTACAATACAATTCTTATTTGCACTTTCCAATGCAAGGTATTCTTGCTCCCACGTTTGCTTTGGTAGTGAGGCTTGTGTCCGTAATAAATAATCAACACTTAAATATGGGTTGTCAAAACAGGTAAAGTAAAATGCCTGCATATATCCATCATCTTCACATTCAACAGCTTTTTGATATAATTCTGTGAAGAAATTTTTTCCAAATGGCGTACTCAATATGATAACATCACCATCGTGTCTAGCTAATACTGCACTGATATCAGCCTCATATGATTCTTGTGGTGTTCTCCAATATGCAAACTCATCACATATGAGCAAATGGAGCGTGTTACCCCTTAAAGTTTTTGTAGCGTTACCAGAATAGAATTGAATCTTTCCACCCGTAATTAATTGAAGTTGTAAACTGCTATGATTCTTTTTATCAATAATTGATTCTGGTATTGTCTCCAATAGTAATTGGAAGAACTTCTTACTTAGATCAAAATCGTGACAAACATAACCAACAATCTTACCTGCTAACATTGCTTGTACTGCTAAGATCAAAGCAACGGTAGACTTGCCTGATTGCCTGCCACATTTTAGAACCTTAACCTTAGCTTTGGAATTTAATATCGGTATTTGCTTGCTGTGTGCCTTAGGTAATGTCAACACAACATCTTTTGGTTGTTGCATTATACATTATCAATCAAATTATCGTTATCACTTTCATATTTAACAATAATGTTTATTCCACCGCTGTGTTCTACGGAGTCATCTGATTTACTAAGATTTGGAAGTACTTTATTGGAAAGTTTGTCCAATAACATCCATTGCTGAAATGGTGACATAGAGGCTAAATCAGCCTCTAATTCATCCGTTTTCATACTTAGAACCTTTTGGAATGCAGTCCTTATTTCCTCTGTTGTTTTATTCTTTGTCCCTTTTTTTCTACCTGCATTCGGTAATCGAGGTGTACCCTTTGTGAATTTTGCCATTAGTATTCCATTATTTCTAATAGATATTAGCTTATATAGAGGGTTAAAATGATTGAGGCACCCTGAAGATTGGAATATTAGTTTTATCTTGCAGTTACACTTAACGATCTGCAATTAACTTATGAGTAACGAAAATGATTATGTAGAACGGTTTACTAAATATATACCCTTATTAACATTTATTGCCCTTACTTATGGAACTGTTACCAATCTAATTGAATATAGTAGATTCAACATTAATGTGATAAGTTATTTAGATGTTAATGAAATTGTATTGCAGTCAATTGGAGACTTAGTTATTGTCTTTTGCAGTGCTTTATTAATTTATTTCGGAATGCTTATCTTTATTGCTCTTGGTATGGGGATAGGATTTGAACAAAGTCTTCAAAAACCGAATACAATCGCATCGATATCAGCCAATCAACCTGTGATGATGTTGATTAAGATGAATATTTCAATAATCATAATTGGCACTATATTAAGATATTTCAACTACGTGGATGTAAAACTTTATACAGCTCTGATATCTACAGTGGTCTTAATAACTACATCCCTGATACTGTTTCAAGAATTAAACAGATCATACTATCAAAGGCATCATAAGTTAATAACAAGAGAGCTTATATTCATTTTATCATTATCATTCTTCGTTTTAACTTATGCGATAATAAAAGGGATTTCGAAAAACGTGATGTTTCATAATGACAACAAGTACCTGAAAAATTCTATAGAATTTGATGGTAAACTGATAAAAAGTACACCTACATACTATCTCATATTAAAAACGAATAACTACGTGTTATTTTATAACGAAGCAAATGGTACTACTGATGTATTTCCTACTTCTAAAATTGATAAATACACGTTAACCAGATAAAAAAACCACCAACAAATAATTGCTGACGATCTAAGGATGAGATGTATTTTATGAAGAGTTTGACATGTGTCCGGTGGACACATGCAACTCTTAATTTTTATAGATTCAATAAATATGATACAACATTTAACTTCGTCCGATTACAACTCCATATTACTAGTACTAGGATCAGCAACGGTAATTATTCCATTTACAGGTAAAGTTTATGATGGTAGACGTAAATGGTATAAAAGGTTTACTGTAAAGGGCTGGATAGTTATAATCACATTTATTTTGAGTTTAACCTGTTCTATTGCAAAAGATCGGGAAACACAGAATGAAGAAGATTTAAAAGTAGGTATTGCTAAAATCGAAAAAAGAAAAGATGATTCTATATCTAGATTAGCAAATGAAAATAGCACCGCAAAGGTGATTGGAACGTTTACAACATCACTAGCACGATACGGACTAAAATATGATTCAACAACAAATGAAATTCAAAAATCAATTACGACCAACATAGAGAATAGCAAACTGAATCCCGTAGTGGGTATATTAACTATGGACAGAGATACCACAAAAAGTGGGATTGATTTAAATTACCAACTATGTTCCTCCCAAGCAACTGCATACAACATCAAGGTAGGAATTTATAATGTTTTAAGAACTAAAAAAAATGAATTAATATACCTTACTGGAACTGATAGAAAAACTGAAATTGACGCACTTATACTAACCAACTGTATGCAGTTGAATATTCAAACTACTGATCCCGAAAGCGTTGTATCACATATTTATTTTTATGCTAAATTTGATTACGAAGATGAAATAGGGAAGAAAATTTCAAGAACAGAGTTAACCGCTTTTGATACTTCGACAAATACAATGAACTATTTAACACCTAAAGAATCCTTGTGGATTAAAGACTTCTATGCAAAAAATGTATTTAATACTAAAAAACCCCACTGACTTTAATCAATGAGGTTGACACAGGTAGGAATTGCACCCACGTTGCAAGCGTTGTTACATCTGCACTTATTTCTCGGTCACTGTGCATTATCTTTAATTTGCTGTATCGCAATCATAGCGGATGCAATCGCCAAACCACTATCTACTTTGGTTAACTGGTAACCTTCTGATGCTACCCAATCAAAAAATTCCTGTACTGAACCGTGTACCAGAATACCGCCTGAACGTTTGGTGAGCTTACACCATTTATTATATAATTCCCTCATTAGTTCTTTCCCTTTTTAACTGGTACCACTACATCCAATTCTGCTTTAGTTCTTAGGTACCAACTAGAATAAATCGTAAAAGTATCTCTGATTGACGCTCCACAGGTAGTGCAGAATGTTTTAGCCATTTGTCCGTTAGCACGTTCCTGGATATCGGGGTAATGCACCTTCATTAGTTGTACTTCGCCTGCTGTAAGTTGTCCACTTGAATTAGCTGTAAACTGTATCATTTTGTTTTCAAGTGGCTCTAAAGCTTCTAAGAGTTGTTTATCGCTTATTCTCATCGTCTATTTGTATTTTTATTTGGTTAATTCTAGCATACAATTCTTTGCGCTGTGCTACTGTTTTTGCTGATGGTCTACCAACACTTTGTTTATTTAGCTGTTGATAGAATAATGATTTATCCTCTTCTGTCATTCGTTCAATGATATCTTCAATCCCAAAACCATATATCGTTTCAAAATCACTTGTTTCAAATGCGTCATCAACTATAATTAAAGGTTTCCCTGCATTAACACCATCATCATTATCCGTTGTTTCAATTGTGTTTACGTGTTCATTAGTGATGGAATTTAGATGCAGGATTCTTTGTACTACCCCACTACTACCAATGGCTATATCACCTCCTTTATTGGTCTTCAAAGAGAAACATTGACGTAACATTATTGTACCCGCTGTAGCCATTAACCATCTTGGAGATAGTTTTAGTAGTGCTACAATTTTTACCGCTGATATTTTCCATAAATGTTGGAAGACGGTCTGATAACATTCCTCGCAAAGTTCTTCTCTTAATTCTGGATGGTCATTGTACTTCCAATTGATTCTAAGTTTAATAAATTCTTTAAATGGATTCAGTGGTGTGTTTGACTTTTTAGCCATATAAAAACCATTGATTTTTCCATCTTCATAAAAATCTATGATCACTTCGTTCTTAATTTCTTCAGGCGTTTTATTCCCGAATTCATAAATATTTTTCTGCTTCAATGTTTATATAGATATAGGTAGAGCATCTAAAGCTCTTTGTATTGCAGTAGATAGCACAGGTGCAGTACAAGCAACGATTAGGTAATCCGTATTAAGGAATACAATAGAAAGGATCAATGAGATCCACCATCCTAAGCAAAATGAGCAAAGGAAAGGTTTTGACGGTAGTCTCAGTTTCGAGACGGTGTTCTGGTATGCAGGTAACATCAATATGAAGTTGACGAATAGAGATACCAATACAATTTTTTCTAACATTTAATTTTATTCACTTCCAATTTTTGACTGCTTTGAAACAGTTTACATGGCATTCGCCATGTTTAATTCCATTTGTAAACTTTAGCTTTGTTTACAGGTAATTCTATCATCAATTTTTCTTTATGTCCTTTATTCTCTGAAGATGATACTGGATATAAATCATTATTTATATATACATCCATAATGTTGATATCTTTAAGATTGTAGCAACGTGCAACACCATCTGAAAAAATCATAAAGTAAAAATATGTACCGTTTCTATCTATGTTTCTGAGTGCTGATAACTTCTCATATTCTAAGATATCAGTATCATAACTGGTACTTTTTAGATCACCTCTATACTTTACTTCCATATACCAATTTCCCGTTAAGCTTGTACCAGATAAATCACATCTTGCACTTATATCAGTTTCTACCATATCAATCTTTGGGAATATTTTCATTACTATATTTCTACCTAATAGGTCTGCTTCTTCGTATTTATTCTGCATTAGGACTTAGTTTATCAAACAATTTAGATAGAGCTGTACAAGCCTCATATAGTTCATTCTCCAATGCAAATTCTAATAATGTTGCAGTAGTATATTTTAAATCTGAATGATGTTTGATTACCGCTTCTTCTGCAAGTATTCTTTTTAAATCAGCTTTTTTTTCACCTGACATTGAACCTTGCATCATTGCTATTTCAATCAAGATATCATTCTGTAGTTTATTTAATTGTTGTTTATTCATCGCTAGTCTTATCTGTTGTTTATAGTTCATTTTTAATCTCTTTTTTATTTTCATTTTCTTCAATTAATATTTTGGTAAAAATCTTAAACCATATATAACTTATATATATGTGAGTACCGTACTTCATAAGCTCATAGGTCATACTATCTTTATACATAATTTTTTGGGAACTTAGTAAGTCACAAAAAACTGATATAATAATTAATACTCCATATATAAGCCAAACGGTATTTATGATTGACATTTCTACCAATAAATTTTCAATAAATGTTTTTATTTTATTTGTTTTCATATACCTATAAATACCTACTTATTTTATAGAATACCCGTTTCTTTTCTAAATGACAAAAAGATGACAATTAAAATTTAATCATAAAAAATCCCGTATCTTTTGGATACAGGTGAAAACTGAATAAGTAAATTTAGATCAATTTCCTAAGGGAACTTTGTTGAACCGTGTTGTGCAATCTCTTGCTTTTTTGGTGCGGGTTGTGGATCATCTTTTTTACAGCTTTGAAAAATCATAGTAGATGCTATCAGGATTAATGTTAATGTTTTCATATTTTTTGTATTTTTAAATTGTTTATTATTTTATAAAATATTAGTTTGTTTATATATATAGTAGTTATCGTATATGGCTTACCTTCCAAGCCGTGTAACGTAACGGTATTGTTAATTGTATCATATCCTTCAATCAAATTTTTAAACTTCTTAGGACTTATCTTAAACAGTTTGCAAGCCTCGGTTTGACTGTAATACTGATATCTTATGAAATCTTGCTCTGCCATTGTTTCATTCCATAATTTCAAAGTTTAGCTAAACTAAAGGTCCTGTTTGAATAATCATACATATTTATCTGATTGCCAGGATAATATGTTGATTATCAATACAATAATTTTAATCGTTAACTTATTGATTGCCAGGGGGTTTATTGATAACATATCTTGAAAGTATTTTTTTGTTTATGTCTACCTTATCTAGCCAATCTTGACTGGTTTTCTTTTCATTTTGATCAGTAAATTTTACATACAATGTATATTCATCCTTAGATATAAAGTTGGAATCAAGTAACATCCAGAGAAAATACAAGCTAACATTTGACTTTATATTTTTATTTAGTTTATTCAAGTTTGTAAAATACATAGCACCTTCGTTAATGTTTAGAAACTTCTTAACGCAACAGTTTCCAACCTCCGTTATGTTATCGTTGTTGATGTTCATAATTACACATACATTCTTTATCCCTTTTTTACCGCATAGACATTCACTGTCTTCCCGTTGGAATGCATCTATAAATTTCCATTCAGTTTTAGCTTCATTCCAATCTTTAGATTGTGATAAGGATAGTATGTTTGTTGTTAGGTTATATTCGTTGTTCATCTTTATAAATAGTTAGTAAATATAAAAGGGAGATAAAAATATATATCTACCTCCCCTGCATCATCACCCTCACTTCCACCTTTCTATTTATAAAGATAAATCAAGATCCAAAAATTTCAAGTAGTAATGAATCCATTTCTAATTCATCTATTTCAATTTCATAAACATTATCATCTGATAGCGATTTCTCAAACAAATTTAACGGGGTCATATCTACCATCAGTGGCACTATATTATTTTCTTTTATATCTTTATCTATTTTCATTTTGTGTTGCTTATATAGCCTTAATTCTTCGCTATGTTCTTTATTTAATACATTAACATATTCCTTCAATTCACTCCAATATTTTTCTACCGTTGATTTGGAAAATTGAACGTGATAAGTAACACTTCTAATAGTAATCTTCCCGTTGAAATTAAAATTCCAATCTTCTATAATTTCATACATCTCTTGCAATCGTACATCTTTATAATGTTTTGATTTTAATTCACCTTGGATAATATTCTTTTCATCTTTTGTTAATAAAGATTTAGGATTAAATAGTATTCTTCGTTTCTTTATTTTAGGTGTTAACATGGCTTCGCCATGTTGTTTCATTATGTTAGAAATTTGTGATTCTATTATTGAATTACTGAGAGGTTCTATACCAATACTAATATTTATAAACTTTGCACTATTAGTGATTTGTAGTTTACTTGCAGTAGGATTTAGATATACGTAGTTCCTTATATAGTTCAACATATATCTTTTTCTTCCATCAGTTAATGGAGTAAATGGTTTACTACAATAAATATAATCTAAACCATTTTTATAATCTACTATATAATCATTTCCATTAAAATCAAAATCATTAATATTATTAAACTTAGTATTTAGTTTTGTCCTACCTCCTACATTATGTTCTTCTTTTTTTACTATTAATGTAGGAGGTAGGACAAAATTGAAATTATCTTTTATTGAAGAAGATACTGATGAATAAATAAAAGATTCATTATTAATATATAATTCTGAATCAGAACTAAGAATAGAATATTGAGTTATTTTAATTGCATTAGTATCTATATATTTTTCAATATGCAAATCATTACAAATAGAAATATATGTTGATTTAAAATTATTTTTATTGATGTCTTTTACTTTAACTAATATAGAATATCCTAATCCTCCAACTGATTTGTAATATGAATAAACTTTGGAAAGATCTAAAGTTTCAATATGGAATGATGTATCATCAATATCAATATATAGTAGTCCAGATGATTTTATAAATGTATCATTAGATTTTACATTGGTAAAAGTACCATTCCAAGTAATTGCAGGTAAAGTAGACTTAAGTTTATCATATTCATTTTTGAATACGATATTATTTGTGGTAACATAAAGTCGTTTAATGTTACGTAGTATATTAATAGTTTCTTTGTGCTGAGAATCTTTGATCTGATCCAACCAGAATTGATTGGTAACTGTACCTGTTACGGTAGGAGTAAAAATGTTGGGGTAATGGTTTAAGTAAGTAATCATTTAAATATTTATAGTTTTCTCTTAATCGTTTCAATGTAGATTATAAGAGAAAGGCAGGGAGCAACCCCCGCCTCTTAAACTAAAATAATGACTAGCACTAAACGTATATATCAATAAATACTTCGTTTTATTTTAAAAGTCACTTCCAACCTGAAAAAACTTAATTATTTACTGATATATCCTAAAATAACCTGGAATTGAAAATTTTCAAGTGTATTTGGATAATAAAACAATACGGTATTGGTGCTTTTTATGCATTATTAAGAGTTAAACATGTGCGAAGCACATAGTACTGTATCGGCTTAGATAATTTAACTATCTTAGTTACAAATCAAAAAACGCTATGACTATTCCAAATACCAGAAATTATAATCCTGATTCTTTATTTGATCACCTTGAAAGAGGATTCAATGGTTATTTTCGAGATACAACAGAGAGTACAATTGCTTTACACTTTGTCAACTATGATGGAATACTCTTCCTTTATTCAACTGTGATAAGCGAAAACGAATTGGTGACCATAGTAATAAGGGACACAGAAATTGTACTAACTAAAAGTTCTAAAATTGATAAGATGTACAACCTCCAATTGATCTTGGAATCACTGGCAGAATATATTACCAACCCACCAGTAGAGCAAATTTAATGGCTGAATTTAAAACCTTTATAACCTCTACCATAAGAATGAAGAGTGATTTTTACAATAGTTTAAATTATATGTGCAGAATCTTGGAAGATGATAATATAAATGTCAATTTCAATATTAATGATGGTTCAATAATCTTATCCAATGATGGTGTAATAATATTGACCGTTAAATATGAAAACTTTCTTGTTTACCGTACAATGTATGAACCCTATGATTACCCACTACTATATGATAAAGTGAAGGAATTCGTTTTTAACTTAAAGCATTAGTACTTGATATTATTCCAACCTGCATTATCTTAGTAAAGCACTTATATAACAAGGGTAACCACTGGCAAGGCTATGTTACCCTTTTTCGATTGTTCTAAGCCACGATCACCAGATTCCGACACAACTACTCCCCTCATCATAGATCGTCGATCCTACGCCCCCTATTTAAACATTCTTATATGTACCAAATAAAATACATACGTCCAATTTTATATACACACAAATTGGACATATTTGAAGATTCCAGATTTTCAAGATTTAACTTTAGAATTTATTTCAAATTATTTTTCCAAGTCAAATATAGCTTTATCGGTATTTAAAGCTGGATTTCTTTATTTTTAGATCTAAAAACAATCTACTGTTTGTTTTTCATCATCAGGCTTGGTATTTGATGACTGTATGCCAAACGGCAATTATGCTGATTGAAAAATGAAATTGATATATGAAAAATGAAATTGAGAATTACGGTTACAGTGTAGATGTGATTATCACAAGTTATGGTGTAATACTTCGTTAGTATATGAAAAGAGATATTACACGGGATCATTTGATCCAAGCAATTACACCGTTAAATATTATTGATATAACACTGGTAGATAACTATTCCAATTCAGAATTACAGGATCTGATCAAACAGCATTTAAACCTTCAGGTTGCAGAATTTGCTACCAATGGTAAA